CGTGGTATAATCCAGCTTACTGGCAAAAATAATTATATTGCTTTTGCTAAAGATATTGGCATGACGCTAGACGAAGCAGTTGATTATGTACAAACTAAAGAAGGTGCATTAGAAAGTGCGGCTTGGTTTTGGAAAGAAAGAAATATAAATCTTGTCGCAGACACTGGAGATGTTGTTGCTGTTACTAAATTAGTAAATGGTGGCACACATGGACTAGCAGATAGAACTACTAGATACAATCGTATTATAAAAATATTAAATTCCAGCAATGTTCAAAGTCGTGTGATTGATGAAGAAAAAGTAGAACCTGTAGTAGCAAAAAATAAATTACCAATTATAAAATTAGGTAGCAATGGTGAAGCTGTATCAAGAGTTCAATTATATTTAAAAATTCCAGTAACTGGAATTTTTGATAAAAAGACACATGATTCTATTGTTAAATGGCAAAAATATAACGGATTATTTGCTGATGGTGTCGTTGGACCCAACACTTATAAAAAAATGAACATATCTTAACGATAACTCTTGACATCTGTGCGATTCTTGTATATAGTTTACCTACATTATGAAATATAACGGAGACATATATGACCAGAGTTTTTTCTGACGTTGAGAGAACAAAAATTAAGCAAATAATTACTGAAGGTGTTCATGTTACAAATGAAATAGAAGCACTTAGAGGTGGCTTAAACGATACTGTAAAGGCAGTTGCTGAAGAACTAGATATTAAACCAGCATTGCTGAAAAAAGCAATCAGAATTGCTGCAAAAGCAAATCGCGAAAAACAGCGAGAAGAATTTGATGAGCTAGAAGCGATACTAGAATCTGTATCATTGGGTTAATTAAAAACTCATAATAAATCAAAACGGGCATACAAGTGCCCGTTTTTTATTCACAGGAGAAGATATTTGAGTTATACAGATGCGTTCTTAGATAGAGATAAAGATATTATTCATGTTGTTGAACGTAAAAACAGCAAAAGACATTTTTTGCAACATCCTGCAGTATATGTTTTTTATTATCCAGATAATAAGGGTAAGTATAAAAGTATATTTGGAGAAAATCTTACAAAAGTAGTATGCAACGGGAAAAAGCAGTTTAACAAAGAGAAAAGAATACATTCTAATAAGAAATTATATGAAAGCGACGTAAATCCAGTATTCAGATTTTTAGAAGAAAATTATCCAGAACGTATTGCTCCTGAATTAAATTTAGGATTTTTCGACTTGGAAGTTGCCTTTAATAAAGAACTAGGCTTTGCACCACCAGATGATCCATTCAATCCTATAACAGCAGTCGCGTTACATCTAAGTAACTTGGAAAAAACTATATGTTTGGTGGTAAAGCCAGATTCTTTTTCGAAGGAAATGGCTGAAAATATAGCAAATTCATTTCCTGATACATTTTTAATGGACAGCGAAGAACAGTTACTTCTTACGTTTTTAGATTTAATTGATGATGTTGATGTATTAAGCGGATGGAACAGCACAGGGTTCGACATTCCATATCTAGTTAATCGTATTGCTAGAACTTTGGGAAAAGAATATACCCGTCAGTTATGCTTATGGAACCAGTTTCCTAAAAAAAGAGAATATGAAAAATATGGCAAAGTAAATGAAACATACGATTTAGTAGGTAGACAGCATCTTGACTATTTGGAATTGTATAGAAAATATACATACCATGAAATGCACAGTTATAGCTTAGATGCTATTTCTGAATATGAATTAGATGAGAAAAAGATTGCATACGAAGGAACGCTAGATCAATTATATAATCGTGATTTTCATACATTCATTGATTATAACAGACAAGACGTTGAACTATTAGTTAAATTAGATAAAAAACTACAATTTATTGATCTTGCTAACGTTATTGCTCATGATAACTGCGTAATATTGCCTACTACAATGGGTTCAGTTGCACAAATTGACCAAGCCATCATAAACGAAGCACATGCTCGTGGTATGATAGTTCCTGATCGTGTAAGAGAAAAGAAAAAAATACAAAAAGTCAAAGAAGTAGAAGAAGATTCATTTGAATATTACGACGACAGAAAATACTTTTCTGAGTTTAATGAAGATGATGAAACTGCGGAAGATTCTGATACAGTAGCTGGTGCATATGTTGCACAGCCAAAGATTGGAATTCATAAATGGATTGGTAGTATCGACTTGAACTCACTATATCCAAGCATTTTGCGTGCATTGAATATGAGCCAAGAAACACTTATTGGACAAATCAGACTAGAATTGACTTCGGAAATGTTATCGAAGTTTGAAACTGTTGTAAAAGCATGGGATGGAAAGTTTGCCACCCCAGAATACGAACTTGTTATGAGTAAAGATAAAGTAACTACTCTTCATTTAGATATGGAGAACGGAGAAAGTTATGACTTAACAGGGGCAGAGATATATGATTTGATCTATCATCGTGGATATCCATGGATGATAACTTCCAATGGAACTATTTTTACTACCGAAATTAAAGGGATAATACCCGGACTATTGGAGCGGTGGTATAAAGAACGTAAAGAATTGCAGAAGAAAGCAAAGTCATTTAAAGGCATAGATGATAAAGAATTTGTATTTTGGGATAAAAGGCAATTAGTTAAAAAGATTCTTTTAAACTCACTATATGGTGCGTTGCTAAACATAGGAAGTAGATTCTTTGATGCACGACTAGGACAAAGCACTACCTTAACTGGTAGATGTATTGATCGCCATATGGCTGCTACTGTGAACGAAATACTTACTGGATCGTATGATTATAAAGGTGATACTATCATATATTGTGATACCGATTCTAGTTATTTTTCTGCATACACTGTTTATAAAGATAAAATTGATAGTGGAGAAATTGTCTGGAATAAAGATACTGTTATCGAATTCTATGACGCAGTATGTGAAGAAGTTAATAAAACTTTCCCAGAATATATGAAAAACTACCATAATAGTCCTGATTCTTTTAATTATACTATTGCGGCTGGTCGTGAAATAATAGCTAGCAATGGTCTTTTTATTAAAAAGAAAAGATATGCCATCATGGTATATGATACGGAAGGTTATCGCGAAGATGCAAATGGTCCCGGTAAATTAAAAGCCATGGGACTTGATTTAAAACGAAGTGACACTCCTTCATATATGCAACAATTTTTGAAAGAAATACTTTTAGATGTTCTAATGGGACAAACAGAAATTGAAATACTTTCAAAAATAAAAGATTTTAGAAAAACATTCAGAGCAATGAATCCATGGGATATGGGAACACCAAAACGTGTTAACAAACTAACCTATTATTATTCGACTGAATATAAAATTGCAAAAGATGGATCAGAAGAATATAAAGGAAAATCACGTATACCGGGGCATGTAAGGGCAGCAATAAATTATAATAGATTGTTGAAATTACATAATGATAACTTTAGTATAAAGATTTCAGATGGAATGAAAACTATAGTTTGTAAGCTAAAAGACAATCCGCTTAACATAACAAGTGTTGGAATACCAACTGATGAATCTAGAATTCCAGAATGGTTTAAAGAACTGCCATTTAATACAGTAGAAATGGAAAATGCAATAATTACTAAAAAAATACAAAACCTATTAGGTGTATTGAAATGGGACTTGAAAAGTAGCTTAGAAAATACTACTTTTAATTCATTGTTTTCATTCGAATGATTTTTCTTGACAAACGACACAAAGTAGTATAATATAAACATAACATAAAATTGGAGAACACTGTATGTTAGAAATCAAAGATGTTATAAGCGACATCGTTAAACACACAGCCGTTGGGTTTATAGAACATGTTAAAATAACTGGTTCTGCCAACGAAACACTTATAGATGCAATGGATACCGATAGGACTGTAATTTTAAAAGCAAGGTTACATCAACCAATAACAGAATTTAATGGCGAAATTGGATTTGGCAACTTAGGTTTCCTAAAAGGTCTGTTGAATTTATCAAATTATAAACAAGAAGGAACTACATTATCTGTAGTTTCTCGTGAAAAAAATGGAATTACTATACCTGATCATCTTGTATTTAAAGACGAAACAGGAAATTCTGACAGATATCGCTTTATGAATAAAGAAACAATTGATCAAGTATTGCAAACTGTAAAGTTCAAAGGTGCAAAATGGGACGTGGTTATAGAACCAACTAAACAAAAAGTATCCGAATTACAAAGTGCTGCATCTATATATGGTGGCATAGAACCAAACTTCACTATTAAATTGGATAGTGGAGATATGATTGTTAATATTGGTGCAAATACTGGAAACTTTACTGCACGACGTGTGTTTGCAAAAGATGTTAAAGGTGATTATAAAGAAAATCATCCATGGCCCTTGTCTAAAGTATTAACTATATTAAACCTTGGGATGAGTGCAAAATGCACTATGTCGTTTTCTAAAATCGGAGCATTGCAAATTTCAGTTGATAGTGGAATTGGGCAATACGATTACATACTACCAGCATTAACTATATAATTTAAAAAAGGAAATATAATGTCTAACACAATTAGTATTAATGATATAAAGTTTGATTTACTAAAGATGATTGAATCATGGGATGGTATCCTAATGCAAAATCAATGGAAACCTATCTTTAATTTATTCGACGCATACCTGCGTGACCTTAAAGACGCCGGAACTATACGCGAATATAATGTCATTTATTCAGTTAGAGAAAATAGCATAACATATGATGTTAATGTTAAAATCAGCAATGAACGAAGCCCAAAAAAATTAAAAATACACGTTGGAACATTTCAGCATCCTTGGATTTCAAAAACTGAGAATGCATAACTAATGCGAGGGCTAATTGCCCTCACATTTTTATATAAGGATATAACATGGCTACTATTGATTATAAAGATTTAACTGTCCCGTCAACTTCGTCAATTTATAGTATAATAGATGATAGTTCTGTATATAATAACAATATTTTATGGGGTAATTCTGGGAGTAATCCTACTTGGCAAAATAATGGAACCATTCCAACTTATTCACAACCAATAACTTCTATGACTGTAGATGGAGAAATAACGCTTAAAGGGGAAAAGCTATCAGAGATTATACAAGAAATACGTGATGCATTGTATCTATTAAAAAGAGACAAAATGCGTGAAGAAAAATATAAAGAATTAAAATTAGCAGCAGAAGAATATATTAAAATTCTAAATCGTATACAAGCAATGGAAGTTGTCGTTGGAGAAGATAGTATAAATGATTCATAAACTAGAGACTAATTCAAGTTTTTTTACAATTTATAATTATTCTAATATAGATAATAACCAATATTTTAAACAAAATGTAGAAAGTGGATCAGTAAAATACGAAGGCGATACTTTGTATATTCACAATGGCATAGATTATATACCATTGTTTGAAAATTCTTCAATTGATTTTGCTCCACAATGGAAGTTAGTTTTAGAATGGGCCAGAGATAAAATGTATGAAGAATGGGAAACTAAAAAAATGATGGAAAAATATCCAGAAGCAAAGCAGTCTTTTGAAATGCATTCTCAAATATTAAAAACATTAAAAGCAATGGAAGCATTAGTTAATGGAGAAAAAAATCTTGATTAATGGAAAAATCGAATCAATATTTGGACCAATGTATGCTGGAAAAACAAGTGAATTGTTAAAGAGAATTCTATGGTTGAAACATCAAAATTTAGAAATTTTAGTAATAAAGCCTAAAATAGATAATAGATATTCAGATGATGAAATAGTAACACATACTGGACACCGATTTCCATGTATTTATACCAATAAACTTATGGATTTGTTGGAAGTAAATCCTATCTTAAATCGACAAATTCCAAAAATAATGCTAAATCACACAATATTCATTGATGAAGTTCAATTCTTCGAAATTGAGGATTTGAAAGAATTTGTAAAAATTTTACAAAATAATGGAATTTGTATAGTATCTGCTGGATTAGACCAAGATAGTTCTGGTGTTCCATTTGACAGTTCTGCTTATATGCTAGCTATAAGTGATGAAGTAACTAAAATTAAAAGCTTTTGTAGTGTATGTGGGCAACCTGCTACTAAAACTTATAAAATATCCAATAGTGGAAATAGAGTAGAAGTCGCAAGTGTGGGAGTATATGAGCCAAGATGCTTAGAACATTGGAAACCAGTAAGATGACAGTTGGTATAACATTTTCTGCATTTGATTTATGCCATAGTGGGCATATACAAATGCTTAGAGAAGCAAAATCTCAATGCGATTATTTGATATGCGGTTTGCAAGTTGATCCTAATATGGAAAGACCTGATAAAAACAAACCTATTCAAACTTTGATAGAAAGATATACACAATTAAAAGCGGTAAAATATGTAGACGAAATAATACCATATATAACAGAACAAGATATTTGTGATATATTAGAAATGTATCCAATAAACATTCGAATTATTGGTGAAGAATATCGTGACAAAGAATTTACTGGCAAAAATATATGTGAAAAACTAGGTATTTCGGTCTATTTTAACAGAAGAAATCATAGATTTTCCAGTAGAGAATTAAGAAATAGAATAAAGGATTTAAAATGAATTGGCTAACTAAACTTTTTAATAAAGAAACTCCTGAAGTAGAGAAAAAGATTGATTACACCCTATCTCCTGATCCGCATGTAGAAGTTGTAAAAATTACAATACCCAATCCAAAAGACCCTACCGTTGGATATTTTGAATTGGATTGGAATGATGCATTTGTCAAACAACTTCGTGAAGCAGGATATAGTGGACGTAAAGACGAAGACGTAGTAGATCAGTGGTTTAATGATTTGTGTAGGGGTGTTGTATCTGGCGATGAGTTCTGATATAATCATACCGAATCATATCAGAAGTCCTTGTACACGTGTTTGTAAAATTGTTGATACGATTTGTATTGGGTGTAACCGATCAATCGAAGAAATAAGAAAATGGACCAAATATACTGATCAAGAACGAGAAACCATAATTAAAAGAGTAACATAATGACTTATATTCTAATTGATACTGCTAATCTATTTTTTAAATCCAAATATGTAGTCCGATCAAATGATCCAGAACTAAAAGTAGGTATGGCATTTCATATTATTTTTAGCAGTATTGCAAAATCCTTTCGTGATTTTGGTGGCAAACATGTTGTATTTGCTTTAGAAGGCAGAAGCTGGCGTAAAGACTTTTACGAACCATATAAACGCAATAGAGCAGAATTACGGGCACAACTATCTGCGGCAGAACTAGAAGAAGAAAAGATGTTCAATGAGGCGTTTTCAAGTCTTATTGAATATTTAAAAACAGAAACTAATTGCACCGTTGTTCGACATCCTCGTTGTGAGGCAGATGATTTTATCGCAAGATGGATTCAAACTCATCCAAACGACAAGCATGTAATAATTAGTAGTGATAGTGATTTCTATCAGTTAATCAATGAAAATGTAAGTCAGTATAATGGAATTTCTAATCAGCATATCACAATTGATGGGGTTTTTGATGATAGAGGAAAGCCAGTAAAAGATGCCAAAACCAAAATGCAAAAAACAATTGGTGATCCTAAATGGGTATTGTTTGAAAAATGTATTCGTGGCGATGTAAGCGACAATGTGTTTTCTGCATATCCCGGTGCAAGGATAAAAGGATCAAAAAATAAAGTTGGATTATTAGAAGCATATGAAGATATGAGTATGAAAGGATTTAACTGGAATAACTTTATGCTACAACGATGGACAGATCATGATGGGGTAGAACATAAAGTATTAGACGACTATTCCAGAAATAAAACACTAATTGATCTTACCCAACAACCACAACATATTATTGAAGAGTTAGATAAAGTTATAGCTGAATCAATATTGCCAAAAGAAGTAACACAAGTTGGTGTTAGATTTATGCGTTTTTGTGGAAAGTATAATTTGCAAAAAATAAGTGACCGAGCAAGTGATCATACTACATATCTAAACTCAAGATATAATATTTAAAATCTAAAAAATGGATAAATACTTTTATAAAAAATGAGTATTTACCCAATGGCAAGACCTAAACCAAAAGTATTATTACGTTTATGTAATGAATACACACATAAAATAGAAGAAGTATTAGCAGTAGATGGAATCTTTGCAGTATTCTATGATAATGTTCCAATTAGTTTAAAGTGGGCAAGTGAATTTGCTGATGAAGCCCAACCAAAATACAGAAAAACTTTTTTTCCTAGTTATGCTCATGCAAAAAATTTAGCCACCAGATTAAATAAACAGTTTAATACTACTAATTTTACTGTTGTTAAACTAAATACTGGAACACCGTGTAATGAAGCAGAGAAGAAATAAACTAGTAAAATTATTATCAGATAATAATCCGAATTTAGAAATAACCGAGTTCATTATATTTGGTAATT